AAGAACTTGTTCCACCTACAACATCATATGGATAAGTTGGTGGTAAATAAGTTGCAAATACTTTTGCTAATAATTCAAATTCATTTTTAAGTGAAGCATATAATCTTTTATGAATTGCAGACATCACTCGCGATCCGCGCTCCAACAATGCCATTGTCGTTCCAACTGCCGCTTGTTGGTTACCATCACCAACCTGCATATCAGCGATGGACGCGAAGCGTTGACCTGCTTCAACAACGATACCCATTAATTGTAATAGGGTCGCGGATGGTTCTTTAAATGGTAATGGCATAAATGCATCACGCAGATTTCCACCTGGTGCATCTACATCTCTAAACTCACCTGGTTGAATAGGTTGTGCATCATCTCGTACACGAATACCTCGCATTTTAAATCCAGATGGTAAATTAGATAATGTTCCTGCATCTAGTAATTGTCTTAAAGCTTGAGTTGCAGTTCTAGATAATCCACCAATCATGTGAATTAATCCAAAGCCATAGAATCCAAGTCCTGGTAAAAATTTAAAGTGTACAAAATAATTAGTTTTATTTTTTAATGGATCGTCTACTTTGTAGTTACGTCTTATAGATAAAACTTCTCTTGATGATTCTTCAATCGTTACAACATATGGAAGTTTAATTCCTGTGGGCTCACCAGTTTGAGGATCTTTATCTTCAAAACCTTCTATATCTAAATTAACATGACATTCTAAAAGGGTATAAATATTATCTTGTCTTTCAACTCTAACACCTTCTAATTCACGTTCTTTTTCTTTTATAGGATCTGTTTTAAGAGCTGGTTGACCTAGTTCAACATCTTTATAAAAACCACTTACTTGTTGTTTACGTAAATCATTTTCAGAAATTTTTAATACATGAATAATAGCATCTGCATCTTCTAATGAAGTCGCTGAATAAGGAACGATTAAATCTTCTGCTGGAATGAATTTAGATACCGCTCTTCCAAGGATTGCATCATAATAAACTTTTTTAAATGTAGATCCTGATAGCGGTAAATAAAATAACATTTGATCAAATTCTGGTTCATATTCTTTCATGACACTCATAATTTGATAGTTCATGAAATCTCTAACTCTTTCTGATTGTTGTTCTTTTTGTGAATCTATTTTACCAACAATTTGAGTTCGCACCGGTCCATCTGCTGGAAGTAATTCTTTGTAAGCTTGTGATTGAAACTGTGTTACTGATTCTGCAAGAACTGGGTGAGTTACACCTGATGCATTTCTAAATGGCTCTGTTCGTCTTTCATATTTAAAACCTAATAGTTCAAGACCATTCGTATATGTCATTTCCCAATCTTGACGTGATGATCTATAATCTTTGTATTGTCCTTCTAAATCAGATCCTATTTCTACTAACACACCATCATCTAAAAATTCTGCAAGGTTTGCATAATGATCTTCACCACCTTGTGGGGCTGCAACATTTGGATCAAAAGAAATTTCTGCACCACCATCTTCATCCATGTTAATTTCAACTGGAGAATCTGTTGGTTGTATTTCTTCTTGAATAGATTGTTCTATTTCAGTTTGACCTGGAATTTCAATAGTAGTTTTTGTATTGGGTAATGACTTATCAATTTCTGCCATGACTAACTATACCTTCTTCTAAATAATGATTCAACACCTTGTGAGTCAGGACCTTTAGCAGGTGGAACGGTTGTTGTCAATCCAGTTTCAACTGAACCCCCTTCTGCAAAATTAAAACCTAATCTTTTTAAAATTTCTGATATTTCACTTCCATAAAATCCTGCGATACCTAATGGTCTAGTTAATGAATTAGTTGCTGGTGGAACAACGTTTGTTGACGAAGCAATACTTAAAGGTGGATTATTTGGATCAGCATAATAAGATCCTATAGGATCTCCTGGTTGAAGTGGTCTATTTAATGGAATAGCAAGACCAGCAGCAGGTGTTGTAGTAGGTTGATTTTTTACAACCTTACTTACTACATCTTTAACTCTTGAAATAATATTTCTAAATATACCACCAATTCCACCTTCGTTTAAATTTAATTTTACAATTGCTTCTTGTTGTTCAGGAGGAAGTTTTTCTGCTAATTGATCTCCTATTTGTGATACTGCTTGTTTCAACATACCACCGAATGCGTAACCCACTCGTCCACCATCTGCAAGTTCTTGTTCAGGCATAGAATATCTATCGTCATTATAAACTGGTGTTTCATTTTCATAACCATATCTTTGATTATAATAATTTGGCATTGTGTTTTGATAATCATAACCAGAAATTATTCCTTGCATTAAAGGAATTCTTTTCTCTCCAGTTTGTGGTTCACCATATTCACTTTGTGGTTCTTCTTTACCAGAAATTCTTGTTACAAACTTTTCAAATGCTTCTTCGATTCCTGCCATATTAATAATACGTTCTGTTATGATGAATCACTGGTTCGTCTCTATAGTCTTCTGGGTGATCTACAAAACCACCTTGTCTGAATCTCATAACTGCTTGAGTCATAGAGTCTACCAAGTCATCGTTGTCGCCATAAGGAAATGCTGCGCATTCCTCTACGACCTCTTCAGCAAACTTTTGATCAGGTGCCCATATTTGTCCTGATTCAAACAATGGTGCAACTGCATTTACCCTTGCATGCTTATCATTTCCTTTGCTCGGTGTAAAGTTAACAACGGGTATACCCATCTTACGTAATTCATAGGTTAAAGGTAGTCCTGATGCTTTAGCTTCAATGATTACCGTTTCTGGATTCCAATAGGTATATTGCTCTAAAGCTTTACGTTTTAATTCTGGAAACTCTAATCTTTCTTTTATAGCATCTAATAATATTAGATTCGGTTCGCTATCCTCGTTCAATCTAAAAACACCCCAAGTAGTGATTGCAGAAAAATCGGCAGTCTCTTTTTTTAAAAATGCAGTATCATAACTTTGAATTACATGTTCTAAAGCTGGAATATAGGGCTTATCCCAAATTCTCCACCATTCGCGTTTAATGATTGATCCTTCTTCAGCTGTAGGATTCTGCATCCATTGAGCATTCCATTTTTGAACTGACAAAGAAGCTTTGACAGATTCTAATTCTGATAACTTCCAATACTGTGGCCACACTGGTTGATTCGTTGGAAGGATAGCTGGAAACTCAATCAGCTCCCATTGATCTGCTTTTGTTTCAGCAGATGATTTTATAAGTTGTGCTGTTAAATCTTTAACTGACCAACGTGTCATAACCACTACAATTTTACCACCGGGCTGTAATCGCTGTCTTGGTCCAGAGGTGTACCACTCATAAGCACGTTCCAGCGCTTCTGGATTTAAAGCGTCCTGCTCTGAATGCGGATCGTCGATGATTAATAAATCTGCGCCTCGACCTGTTATCGCACCGCCGACACCGGCTGCGAAGTATTCACCACCTTGTTCCGTTTCCCAACGACCTGCAGCTTGAGAGTCTTCACGTAATCTTGTTTGAAATATTTTCTGATAGTCTTCACTGTCAATTAATGTTTTAGCTTTTCTACCGAAGCGAACAGCGAGCTCCGCGGTATGGGTTGTTTGAATAATTTTTAATTTAGGATTCTTACCTATCATCCAAGCGGGAAGCAGGAACGATGCAAACTCTGATTTAGTATGCCTTGGTGGCATGTTGATTATCAAACGATTAATCTTGCCTTCTGCAAGACGATTGAATTGGTCAGCAATTTTTTTATGATGATCACCTTCAACGAAATCTGGCCAAACAGATTTAACAAACTTTAAGAAATCATTATTGATTTCTGATTTGTTTTTCTTCTCATGCAACATAAGATAATATTTTCTATAATCTTTACGTGCATCCGACGGTAATTTTTCTATTTGTTCTTCTGTTAGTAGTATCTCTTGCATGGTACCTTTTTAATTTTCAAGGGTCTATTATATAGGATTTTTTTATAATATGGAATAGCAAGGGACTCCTGTAGATGGTACCTTAATTGAATTTTAGGGGGTGGGGGTAGAAAGAAATTTTTAAATTTAGGATTTCATATGAAAATTTTTATAATGTTTTTGGGGCGTGTGAATGTCCAAATCTTTGACTTTACTCTTACATCTAGTTACATATTTTTAAAAAGGGGTATTGATTATAGAGAAATACTTCGTATTTCACTTTCAGTTATGAATTGTAATAGCTACGCTATTACTTAATCGTTGAACAAGGAACGCACACACGCGGAACGCGTACACGCGACACGCGAACAGTTGCATATATGCAACGCCCCGCGATTATTTAAGCGTGAAGCGTTGATAGTTATTGTATTATAATATCCCATAATATAAACCTTTATATATAGATACTAATACTAACTATTGAATAGTTATAGCTTGGTAGGATAACCCACGCCTAACGCTTCGCGTATAGGTTGCATTTGTTTATTGGTTATTTAATCGCGTTCAGTTAATCGCGGATAGTTATTAAGTTATCGTTATTTATAATTGATAAGTGAATTTTGGATTGAGTAAAGCAAGGGCGGTTAGCGTTTCGCTGTTCCCG